CAGTAAGGCATGGCAAATCAAAAGAATAGAGATATTAAAGCGGGATCGCTTTGAGTGTCAGGACTGCAGGGCAAGAATCCAAAAGGCTGTGGCAGAAGGAAAATGGCTGCCGGAGAAAGAAAAGAAGATAGCAAGGGCGAATCAGGTACATCACATACAGGAACTGAAGGAGCATCCGGAGCTTGCACTGGACAATGACAATCTTATTAGTCTGTGCGTTCGTTGCCACAACATCAGACATGGCAGAGTGCCTCACAAGTTCAAAAGAAAAAAGAAACTTGTGAGCCGGGAACGTTGGTAATACCCCCCGGTCAATTTTTGCGAAATTATCTTGAATGGCGAACCCCGTGTGGCCCATGACTCTGGAAAAATTTTGAAATCTCGCGTGAAAAGGGCAAGGGGTACCAATTTCAAAAATTACTTTAAGAAGATTTTTTTTGAAGAACACAAAA